TTTCTAATCATTTGTATGGAATGGGGTATCCAACAGATAAACTTGATATACAAATTAAAATAAAAGAATAATGGACAAAGCACTTAGTCTTAGCAAGATAGCAAAAGAATTAATGTTAATAGAGCCCTATTATGGGTTCTTTTTAATTATGTTAAACAAAACATGGAGAAAAGATTTACCCACAGCAGGTGTAAGTAAGAATGGTATTAATTACCAGTTAGCAATAAATGAAGAGTTTTGGACAAGTCTTAGTGAAGAACATCAACTTGGATTGTTAAAACATGAGCTCTTACATATAGCTTTTGGTCACCTAACAAGTTTTAGTTCATTTAGTGATAAAAAACTAGCTAATGTAGCTATGGATATGGAAATCAATCAATATATTGATACTGATTGGTTACCTAAAGGTGGTATCATGATACAAGACTATGAAGATCTTGATCTTGATGAAAGAGCAGGTTGTAGATACTATTATAAAAAGCTACAAGAGCTTCAACAAGAAAAAGATAAGAATGGTACTTGTGGTAATGAACCTATGGATAAGTTACTAGATGATATAGCCAATGGGAATGTCCCTGATCATGGTACCTGGGAAGAGTTTGATGATCTTAGTGAAGCTGAGAAAAAGCTAATTGATAAACAATTACAAAAAGTTTTATCAGATGCTAAAGAACAGACCATTAAGAAGAGAGGGAATGTTCCAGGAGAAATAGAAGGAGTAATTACTATTGAAGAAATAGTTGCACCTAAGTTTGATTGGAGAGGATATATGAGAAGGTTTACTGGAATTAGTACAAAAGTATTTACTAAAAAGATAAGAAGAAAGGAAAATAGAAAGTTCCCTGAGAGTCCTGGTCTTAAACTTAAGATGAAACAACATATGCTGTTAGGTATAGATACTTCACAATCTGTAAATGATGATGAACTACTTGAATTTATGAATGAGATTCATCATATTTATAAAACAGGAGTAGATATTACTATAATTCAATGTGATACTTCTATTAAATCTATTGAGCCTTACAAAGGTAAACCTGAAATAACTATATTAGGAAGAGGAGGAACAGAGTTTGATCCTGTCTTAGAATATTATAATGAAAACCAAAAGAAATATACTAGTCTAGTATATTTTACTGATGGAGAGTGCTATACACGTGTAAAACCAAAAGGACATGTTCTTTGGGTTTTGTCAGAAAGATCAGAAATGAATGAAAGTTTACCAGGAAAGGTAATTAAGTTAGAACTATAAAAATAAAAAGTATGAATCAAGTACAATTAAATGTAGAAGAGTTAAAAAGTTTTATAAAGCATATGGTTGGTAATAACCAACATATTCAAGCTGAAGGTAAAGTTCCTGTAGCAATTAATATTGAGGGTGATGCTGGTCTTGGTAAAACTTCTGCTATTATGCAGTTGGGTAAAGAAATGAATATGCAAGTTGTAAAGCTTAATTTATCTCAGTTAGAAGAATTAGGTGATTTGGTTGGTTTTCCTGTAAAAGAATTTGAGATTACAAATGCTGAAGGTAAGTCTACTTGGATTAATGAAGTTCAGATAGATGCAGCCATGAAGAAAGGATATAAAGTTGGAGCTAAGAGAATGTCTCATGCTGCACCTGAGTGGATTCAAGGTAAAGGTGAAGGTGGATTCTTAGTATTAGATGATTATACTCGTGCGGATTAACAAAATATGCAGTCTAATAGTGTTAATGTGGATAATTTAAGTATCTTTGTGATATGGAAAAATTAAATACATTAACTCTTAAGACAGCATTAAAGAGTATAGGAATCTATAAAATTAAAATTAATGATAAAGAGTACGTTGGTAGCTCTTGTAATATTGGTCATAGGTTAAAACACCACTTGTGGTCTCTTGAAAATTTAAAGCATCATAATAGAACAATGCAAAACTTATACAATAAGTATGGCAAAGAAGAAATTTACTTTACTATTGTAGAAGAATGTTCTGATGATATTTTAATAGAAAGAGAAACTTATTATATTAGTACACTAAATCCTTATATAAATCATATATTAAGTCCTCAAACTTTAGTTAGAGATGATATATGTAAAAAAAGAATGAGTGAAGCTAAGAAAAAATCTTATGCCAATGGTTTAAAACCTGCTAACCGTAAAACAGTACATAAGTACTCACTTGATAAAGGTGACTACTTAGAAAGCTTTGAATCTATTACAGCTGCTGCTAGGTCTATTAATGCTAAAAGCATTAGTGGTATAAGAGATTCTTGTATGAAAAAAGTTTTTTCTGCAGGAGGATTTATATGGTCTTTTACTTATAATATAAAAATATTACATAGACCAAAACAATATAAGCTAGAACCAATATTACAATATACTGATGATAATATTTTTATCAAAAAATGGGAGTCTATAACTCAAGCAACTAAAGAACTTAGTGTCTCTAATATTAGTAGAGCAATAGCTAAAGATCTAACTGCTGGTGGTTATAGGTGGAAAAAAGCATAAAGCGGGTGGTCCGCAATAAATTCTGTGAATTCAGGGAAACTCCAGAGATGGACAATCCTGAGCCAAGCATTACAGGGATGTAATGAAGGTGCAACGACTAGTATATGGAGCCTAGAACAGGCAGTAAAATACCAAGAGCGCAGAACACATAGAAATATGTGATGATATAGTCTGACCTGTAGATATAATCTAAAAGAAACTACAGAATTATAGGATAAAGAGCCTATAAGTTAACAATAATGCACCGCTTTATGCAAGCAACTATGGAGATCTTAGATAGACAAGAATATGTTTCTTGGAAATTACCTAAGAACTGGCATGTTATCTTGACTACTAATCCAGATAATGGAGACTACAATGTTACTAGTTTGGATGTAGCTCAGAAGACTAGATTTATCTCGGTTGAGTTAAAGTATGATGTTAATGTATGGTCTAAGTGGGCTGAGACTGCAAGAATAGATGGTAGATGTATCAATTTTATGTTGATGAATCCTGAACTTGTAACTCAAAAAGTAAATCCAAGAGCTATTACTACTTTCTTTAATGCTATTAGTTCTATAGAAAAGTTTGAGGCTGATCTACCTTTGATTCAAATGATTGGAGAAGGCTCTGTGGGAGCAGATTTTAGTTCTATGTTTACTATGTTTATTAATAACAAGTTAGATAGGATTATTTCCCCGGAAGATGTCTTGACTAAAGATGAAACATATGTAATGGGAGCTTTGACAAGTGCAGTTGGTAAAGATGATGAGTTTAGAGCAGATATATCTAGCGTAATTGCAACAAGATTAATAAATTATTCATTGCTTCTTTCTGAAAGAGGTCCAGTTCCAGCAGCTATTACTGATAGATTAGCTAAACTTACTACTGAATGTGAGGCATTTACTAATGATCTTAGATATTACATGATTAAAGAAATAGTAAATGGTAACAAAGTTAAATTTGCTAAACTCATGCAAAATACTAAGGTTGTGAAGATGGCTATCAGCTAAAACAATGATAGAAGGGTTTCCCCTTAAAAAGAAAATTAATCAAATTAAAAACTAAGATGGAGGGAGATAATTCTCCCTCTAATCTTTATATTTCAACAATATGAAACAATTTATAAATATAAAACTTGACAACTCTGCAAATGATACATCAATTAGTTCTTTTGAACTAGAACTTCTAGAAGGGGCAGATGATCTTAATACAATTGTAAATACACAAGGATATGTTCCTGTAAAAGGAGACATGATATACTTGTTACCTGGACTTAATATTCCTAGGGTTAAGTTAAAAGATTTAGCATTAAGTTTAGGAATTAGAGTAGTAAGAGATCCTGCTAAAGCAAATATAATTTTTGCAGGTAGAAACTCTATTGCAAAAATTACTAGTTCTAGATGGGCATATAAAGTTAATTCTACTTATGCATTAGAAAGAATTAAAGAATTATGTAATGATGACTTTTATATACAGAATTTAGAAACTGCTATTGCTAGTACGGGAGAAACTGATATTTTTGGTGATTATAATGACATATATAATATATTAGCTAAGGGTTCTAGAAATGATTATACTAGTTCTTATATCTATACTATAGACCCTGATTACAGTGAAATGTATAATATAGTTAAGGGTAAAACTATTTACAGTGAAACAGAATTATTAAACAATATTAATGGTGATGATTCTACAACAATAGATGAAGAAGTTTTCCAGCAACTTAAAAATATGTTTGACAGTTCAGATTCTGATAATCATGTACTTGCTATGGAGATTATGGCAAACTCTAAGTATGAAGATAGTGTATTATATTTGTTAATGTTAATATCTGAAAATGCTTATAAGATAAATAATAGCAATACAAGAAATCATGTGAATTTTAAGTCTATGCTCAGTTATTTTAATTGGCAACCAAGAGATGTCAATCATATAAATACTGATGATATTGTTCAAATAATAGACAAGAAAGGTTTATTAACTGTAGATATGATTAAGAGATTGTATCAAGAATATGGTGATGACATTATCAGAAATATACATTATGATGATGTATTTGAAGTTAAAGAAGTAACTATTAAGCAAGAGTATCTTGACAAACTAAATCTAACATCTATTAATTTAATAAATCCTGAAGAAGATAGTGTTGCTACACGACCGGATCCTGTAGAAGTTGAAGAGGAAGTTTTAGAAGATGAACTCATAGAAGCTGCATTTATAAATCTTGAAAGAAAAGAACTCAAGTCAGAGTTAATAGCTCTTGAAGAAGAAATATTAGCTGAAAAAGATTTGGCCACTTTTAAAGAAGAAGAATCAAATAACCATCAAATAAACTCAAATGAATCTACAGACATTGATTGGTTCTGAAGAACTAACACAATTTTACAAGAATAAATTTTACTTTAGCTATAGCAGCATTAATAAGCTACTATTTTCACCTAGAAGTTTTTATTCACACTATGTTTTAAATCAGAGAGAAGACAGTATAGACCCTCACCTTGTAGGAGGTAGGGTCTTACACTGCTTACTTTTAGAGCCTGAGAACTTTGAAAAGGACTTTATATTAATGCCTGATAAGTTTCCCACAGATAGTAATAGAATATTAATTGATAATATTTTTAAAAATTACTTGTCAATTGAAAATAATGCATTACTTTTGGAGGAATTCCAAAAGGAAATACTCACAGATCTCTTAAATAGCAACTTATACCAAACCTTAAAGACTGATCAACAAAGACTTGATAAAATTCTTACTGATCAAAACAAAAACTATTTTGAGTTTCTCAAAACTAAACAAGATAAAGCCTTAGTTGATCCCATAATTTATGCTAACTGTATAGAAACAGTAGCAATGCTTAAGAGCAATCCGGACGTAAGAGCTTTACTATATTTAGATAAGGAAATTTCAGATGACCACATTACAGTGTTTAATGAGTTGCCACTTAAACATGATGTAAATAACTTACCATTTGGATATAAAGGAATCTTAGACAATGTAGTTATAGATACAAACTCAAAAACTATATTTATTAATGATTTAAAAACAACAGGAAAAGGTTTATTAGACTTTCCAGACACAGTTAAGTATTACAAGTATTGGATTCAAGCTTGCATGTATTACCACTTAGTCTATGAAGAGTATATTAAATCAATGCAAGATGCTAAAGATTGGAATATAGTGATAACATTTATTGTGGTTGATAAATATAATCAGATTTACCCATTCCAAGTATCACAAGAAAGTCTAGCAATATGGCTAAAAGACTTTGATAATATAATAGATATTGTTAAATATCATTATGAAAACAAAGACTTTACTCTACCATATGAGTTAGCAATTGGTAATGTAAAATTGTAAATTATGGTAATTAATACACTGTATGATAAATACTTTCAAAAGTCCAAGATATTTTTATATCCGATCTTGGGAATTAAAAGAGGGATAAATATTATTCCCCAAGAAACTTATCTTTCTTGGAATGAAAAATATGGTCCCGAGGATATGAAATTAGTATGTGTGTATAAAACAAGAAAAGATTCTGAATATATTAATTTTGAAGCAAATACTTTATTAAAACATACAAGACTATATGATTATATCAATATTAATGATGATACAAGTGTATTTATATTTGATTTTTATGACTTAGAAAATGATTGGAATTACTTTATAAAAGGAAAATACAGTAAAATAAATAATGTAACTAAAAATAAAATTTTAGATTTCTTTGGAAAAAATAGTAGTAATTATGTTTATGTACACAGCTTTCTTTATCCTAACAAATGGTTTGTAAGATATGCTGAGTTATTAGATGTAACTCCAGAGTTTCTTACATCAGTGGGAGAGCTTTGTAATATCCCTGATTTAGAAAAAGAAAATCTATTAATTAAAGTTGCAGATTTAGAGAATATACAAATAATTAAGTAATTTTACAAAAACCTAATAAAAATGAGTGAAAAATCAATGATCCTAGTTCAATCTAGTTGGCAAGAAAGCCAAACATTTAGAATGATTCCTATTACTGAATCATGCCCTTATGTTGAATGTATTTATGATCCAGGTACTAATGTATTTGTTGTAATTTTAAAAACAACAAAAACTACATTACATATGCTACCTAAATTAGATGACTATGGGCAGCCTCTAACAGGATCAAAAGGAATAAAACAAGATAGACATAAAATTGAAGTCTTTCAAGAATTTTATATTGAAGATACAATAGCAATAAAAGATTTAATACATCTTTTTGCTATTAATGCTAAAACATTTGATTTTGAAAACTTTATGATTAAGTCTGAAGAAAAGAAGTAATTTAGGTCACTATGGGGTGACTTAGGTTGCCCCATTTTTTATACACGGGGAAACAGCTTAACTGAACTAATTTATGAAGACACATTACGTTATGGATTGGGAAACCCTTTCCAATTGTTTTATAGGTTGCTTTGAATCTATAAAATCTGAAGACCAAGAAGTTTTTGTTATACATGAAAGTAAGAATGATATTCTAGAACTGGTAACTTTTCTAGAAAAGAATATTGCTTATGATGAATGGCATGTAAGTTTCAATGGTTTAAGTTTTGATAGTCAAATTACTGAACACATACTAAGAAATAAGGAACAACTTTTAGAACAAGATGGTGATACTATTGCCAGATTCCTGTATAATAAATCACAAGATATTATTAATAGACAAAACCAAGGTGAATTTTCTGAATTTTCTCCACGGGATTTGCATATTAGACAACTGGATGTATTTAAATTAAACCATTGGGATAATCCAGCCAAGAGAAGTTCATTAAAATGGATTCAGTATACTATGGATTGGCATAACATAATGGATATGCCTATTCATCACACTACTGAAGTTACTGCAGAACAAATACCAGAAATTATTACATACTGTTGGAATGATGTTAAGTCTACTAAACAGATCATGATGCTTAGTAAAAGTAATATTGATTTAAGAAGAAAACTAACAGAGGAATATGGTATAGATTTATATTCTGCTTCTGAGCCAAAAATTTCTAAAGAATTATTTTTACATTTTTTATGTGAAAAAACTGGTATAAAGAAATATGAACTCAGGCAGATGAGAACTATAAGAAATAAAATTGTAGTTAAAGATATCATACTGCCATATATAGAATTTAAAACAGCTCCATTTCAAAATCTTTTAAAGAAGTTTCAAGAAGTAATAATCTTTACAGGAGAAACTAAAGGAGCTTTTAAGTATTCTGTAAGATATAAAGGTCTTCAAACTGATTATGGTCTAGGTGGTATCCATGGGGCACGGGCTAGCAAAGTTTATACAGCTGAAAAAGATATGGTTATTATGACCTCAGATGTTACAAGCTTCTATCCTAATCTTGCTATCAGAAATAAATGGGCACCTGCTCATCTTCCACAGAAAGCATTTTATGATCTTTATGAATGGTTCTTTGAAGAAAGAAAGAAGATTCCTAAAACAGACCCTAAGAACTATGTATATAAGATTATTTTAAACTCTACTTACGGGCTCAGTAATGATGCTAATAGCTTCCTATATGATCCAGAGTTTACTATGAAGATTACTATCAATGGTCAGCTAAGTCTTACTATGTTGTATGAGATGATTTGTGAAGAGATTCCAGGTTCTATTCCTTTAATGCAGAATACTGATGGTCTTGAAACTATTATTCCAAGAGAATATGTAGACAAGTACATGGAAATCTGTAAGAGATGGGAGGATATTACTAGCTTACAACTTGAACATGATACCTACTCTAAGATTGTTCTTGGTGATGTAAATAATTACATTGCTATTACTGAGAAAGGTAAAACTAAATGCAAAGGTAGATTTGAGTTTGCTGATTTAGCTCTTCATAAGAACAAGAGTTTTTCAATTATTGCTCAAGGAGTTTATAATTATTTTGTAAATGGGATTAAACCTGAAAAGTTTATAAAAGAAAGTTTAAACATATTTGATTTTTGTGGTGGAGTTAAAATTAAAGGAGATTGGTCTTTTCATAAACATGAAGTTATAGACCAAGAATATCATACAGAAAAATTACAGCAAACAATTAGATATTTTATATCTAATACAGGAGTTAAGGTAATTAAAAAGAATAATACAGACAATAGAGAGATACAGATAGAAGCAGGAAAGTGGCTTCAGACTCTACTAATTAACTATGAGGAAAAACCTTTTAGTGACTATGATATAAATTATGATTACTATTTAGCTAAGATCAATAAGGAAATACTTGATCTTGAGCCTATTATAACACAACTAAAACTATTTTAATTATGCCAAAGAAAATTGCTGAATGCACCAAAGCCCACTTAGTAAGTGTGGCTTTACCAAATCATGCTGCTACTTACACTGTAATTAGC